GAGATTAGCCGATAACGGTACAACCACCAAGTTGTACGATATTGTTGACGATGCCCGCCATATGGGGTATAATAACTTTGCAGTTAAGCATAGCGGAGTTAGAATAAAGATTTATGAGAATCAACTGTTCAAATTCAAATTACATGGAGTAGATCTGTATGAATAAGCTAAAGCGGTACAAACTATCATCCGGTGATGAGATCATATGTGATGTGGTAGATTTCACGGACGATGGTATTGTTGCTAGGAGGGTGATACAGATTGATACAATGATACTGGAGGATGGTGTCAGGGCATATGTCATGCGCCCCTGGATGCTATATCAAGACGGAATTGATCAATATACTATTATTAATAACGATTGCGTAGCAGCTAGCGCAGTTCCCACCGGTGGTATAATACATCAATACTATACCACCCTGCTGACCACTCTCGAGACCTATCACGATCGCGAGACTCACGGGGATATTACGGATAGTGAGTTGCAGGACCTATTGACTGATATAGAATACAACAATCATCACTATGAGACATATGCGCCACACGATGAACCCCTCGAGGCAGACTCCGATCAACCGAAACGCGGAAACGTACTGTACCTAGATCCAATTATACATTAATCATACCTCTACGGAGCTTCCCAAACTGCAGGTTTATTATACACTATTTTCAAATAATGTCAACATCAAACAGGAATATATTATGAGCACGCCCAAAGTAAAACCTAAAGACAAGCCACACTATGTCAACAATGCACAGTTCAGTGCGGCAGTTGTTGAGTATGTGGCTTCAGCGAATGAGCAGATAGATCAAGATCTCCCAGCTCCTATGATCCCAAATTATATCGCTGAATGTTTTCTTAAAATAGCCGAGGGGCTTTCGCATAAGTCTAACTTTGTTCGTTACACATATCGAGAAGAGATGGTGATGGATGCCGTTGAGAACTGCTTAAAGGCTATCAAGAATTACAACATTGAAGCCGCTACACGAACAGGCAAGCCAAACGCGTTCTCATACTTCACACAGATATCTTGGTTTGCTTTCCTTCGTCGCATTAAAAAAGAGAAGGATCAGCAAGAAATCAAGCTGAAGTATATGGCTAGCACAGGTTATGAGGAATACATTAGTGATGGAGGTGAACTTGCCAACGGCCATGTTGCAACCGCCGCATTCGTTGATCAGCTCAAGGATCGTATAGATCAAATCAAGGCTGTTGATATAGGTGTTAAGCACACACCTCATCCAGCCCCAAGGAAACGCCGAGCAAGAAAAGTAGACAGTGATTTATCTGATTTTATTGTTGACTAAATCCCCATATACAAGTATAATATCTTATTAATTGAACTACCTGATCACACACTGATCAGGTACTACCCTTTATTATATTGAGAGGATAAGATCATACGTATAGCAATCTTAAACGATACACATGCCGGAGTAAGAAACTCTTCCGAAATCTTTATCGAGTACCAGCGCCGCTTCTATGAAGAGGTATTCTTCCCATACTGTAACGATAATGGAATCAAGCAGATTATTCATCTGGGCGACTATTATGAAAACCGCAAGTTTATAAACTTCAAAGCCTTAAAAGCCAATCGCATGATGTTCCTTGAAAGGTTAAGGGAGTATGGTATCACGATGGATATCATTGCGGGAAACCATGACTTATTCTGGAAAAACTCTTCTGAGTTGTGTGCTCTCAATGAGCTGCTTGGGCATTATATGAATGAGGTTAACATTATCCATAAACCTACCATAATGGATTACGATGGGATGAAGATGGGTCTTGTTCCATGGATCAACGCCAACAACCAAGAAACTTCTTTTAACTTCTTAGATAATTGTAAAGCTGATATCATAGGAGCTCATCTTGAGCTAGCTGGCTTTGATGTTACTCCTGGTAGGCCAATGGCTCATGGTATGGGAATAGAGCACTTTCAAAGGTTTGAAATGGTACTGTCGGGCCACTATCACACAAAAAGTTCTCAGAATGGTATTTATTATCTCGGAAGCCAGATGGAGTTTTTTTGGAATGATGCCCATGATCCTAAGTACTTTCATGTATTAGATACTGCTACTCGTAAACTGGAACACGTTCTTAATCCTATAACACTGTTTGAGAAGATATATTACGATGATAGTCAACTGGCGCTAGAACCAGCAAAGTATTTCAACTGTCCACTCGATCATCTTGACCAAAAATTCGTAAAGATTATTGTTACCAAGAAAACAAATCCATATATGTTCGACCAGTTCATTGATCGCATTCAAAACCGATCTATATATGAGTTGAAAATTGCTGAGGACTTCGCTGAGTTTAGAGGAACGGCTGTAGATGACGACGACGTCTTGATAGAAGATACATCCTCACTATTAAATAGCTACATCGATTCAGTTGATACCAAACTGGATAAAGAACACATCAAACAACAAGTGCACGAACTAATGATTGAAGCCCAGAGCTTAGAAGTATCATAGATGATAACATTTGAAAAATTAAGATATCGAAATTTCTTGTCGACAGGTGACGCTTGGAACGAGATTAATTTTACTGCCCATAAGACCACGCTGGTGGTTGGTCATAATGGGTCTGGCAAGTCTACAATGCTGGACGCTTTATCGTTTGCTTTATTTGGTAAGGCACACCGCAATATCAAAAAGGCCCAGCTGGTTAATAGTATCAATAAGAAGGGCACTGTAGTAGAAGTCGAGTTTAAAGTGCATGGGTCTCACTTTCGAATTCATAGGTCTATTAAACCTAATGCATTTGAGATTGGGAAAGATGATACAATGATCAATCAGGATTCACACGCAAAAGAATATCAAAAAATTCTTGAGCAAAATATTATTAAGCTCAACCACAAGAGCTTCCACCAGATCGTTGTATTGGGGTCATCCTCATTTGTTCCATTCATGCAGCTAAACAGCTCTAACCGGAGCGAGGTGATACAAGAGCTGTTGGACATTGGTGTGTTTAGTTCAATGTACCTTATCTTGCGGGAAAAGACCGGCCTTCTAAAAGAAAAGATAAGACAAAATGATTATAACATTGATATACTTGAAACAAAGATCGACGCGGCAGTGGATAACATTAGTAAGATCAAACTGATTGGACAAGAGCAGAAGCAATCTAAACAAGTTCAGATAGATGATTGGAAAGTTAAGATCGATGACCTGCAAGTAGAAAACAATTCATTGCAGGTGGCTGTTGCCTCTGTGCAGGGAGCTGCAACAATGAGCCAAATTAAGTTTCAGGATCAAATGGCTGGTTATAAGAAGTTCCAGCAACAGTTCTCGCTGGAGATTGCAACTCTCGAAAAGAGCTCTCTATTTTATGAAGAACATGATGAGTGTCCGACGTGCTCTCAATCAATTGGACCGAAGCTTAAAGAAAAGAAACAACTAGCGGCTTTGGAACGCGATGCTGATCTAAATCGGGGTATAGTAGAGTTGGATGAAGCTATGAATGTGGCCGGCGCATCACTCATAGAGGCCCAATTATTACTCAAGACGGTTACTGATAACCTGGGAACTATACAGCAGAATAACGCAAGTATAGGTCATCTAAACACCAATGTTGCTTCAGCTATGACAGAAATATCTAACATCGGTAAGGGAGCCGGAGATCTCACTGCTGCCAATAATAATAGGAACGCGCTAACAGAAGAGTTATCTACACTAGAGACAGCCCGCGGGGAGATGAGCTATCAGGCTTTATATAATCGTGTTATAGCCGAGTTACTAAAGGACACTGGTATCCGCACCAAGATAATTAAGCAATATCTTCCGGTCATTAATCAAGTTGTTAATCAGTACCTACAGACTCTCGACTTCTTCGTTAGCTTCAACCTTGACGAGAATTTCCAAGAAACTATTCGATCTCGCCACAGGGATGATTTCACATATGACTCGTTTTCAGAAGGGGAGAAGCAACGAATCGATTTGGCGTTGTTGTTCACATGGAGGATGATTGCCAAGATGAAGAACAGTGTTAGCACAAACCTTTTGTTATTGGACGAGACATTCGATTCATCTTTAGACGACGATGGTGTTGACAATCTAATGAAGATACTGTATACTTTTGACACAGATACGAATGTGTTCGTCATAAGTCATAAGGGCGAACTACTTGATGGCAAGTTCGATAGCAAGATAGAGTTCCATAAACACAAAAACTTTAGTAAAATGAAATAGGTATATTATGCAATTATCATCTGAAACAATTACAGTGCTAAAAAACATGGCCAATATTAATCCTAATATTGTTATTCAACCTGGATCTAAACTAACCACAATAGGTGAGTCTCGAACAGTGTTCGCTACCGCCACCGTTCAGGAAGCATTTCCCATTCAAATGGGCATCTACGATCTCGATGAATTTCTTCGGGCAGTTGCTTTGGTTGATAAGGCAGATCTAACATTTAATGATAAGTATGTTCAGATAAGTGACCAGAGTAACAGAGCCTCTATTAAGTATTTCTATAGCAGTCCTGATATTTTAACTAGTCCAAAGAAAGACATTGTTATGCCACATGCGGAAGTTACATTCACTGTCGATAACGACACCATGAATAATGTAATCAAAGCTGCCGGAGTATTTGGACATGATATGTTCACTGTCACTGCAAATAATGGTACGTTGAGTCTAGGCGTTGTCGATCCTGAAGACAGCACCTCAAATGCATACTCCATCGACATCGATGGAGAATTCGAAACAGAGGACTTTAAGTTCATTATACGTATATCAAACCTTAAAATGTTGCCAGGCACATATGAGGTCAAGTTGTCATCCAAGGAAATATCTCAGTTCACCAACGTTGAAAAAGATATTACTTACTGGGTGGCTTTAGAAAAGAATTCACAGTATGGTGGATAAATTAACCAACAATATTATGGAGGCATATTATGTCTAAAGAAGAAGCATTGCAAAAACAAGAAGCCAACGACACAACTCACGATGCGGTATATGAGTTGTCTAATCGTTCTGGACGCAGCATGATTGCTGTAATTGATACTATCACAGCCCGTGGCGGATTCCGTGGAGAAGAGTTATCAACCATCGGTCAGTTACGTGACCAGGCATCACAGTTGGTGCAGATGTCTGAGGAATACCATAGCAAAGGTTGATTGAGAATACATATATTATGGAGAAGTGAATGTCAAAAGACTTTTTATGGACGGAAAAATTTAGACCGCACACAATTGAGGATACGATACTTCCGGATAATCTTAAACAGGTTTTTCAGAAGATAGTTGACTCAGGGGAAATTCCTAACATGCTGTTATCCGGAACAGCTGGGCTAGGTAAGACAACCGTTGCTAGGGCTCTATGTGATCAACTCGACTTAGACTACATCGTGGTCAACGGATCAGAGGAGGGAAACATAGAGACCTTGCGGGGCAAGATCAAGCAGTTTGCATCGTCAGTTAGCTTGCATGGGGGGTACAAGGTTGTTATTCTCGATGAGGCCGACTATCTTAATCCTCAATCGACTCAACCAGCACTCCGTGGGTTCATAGAGCAGTTCAGCGACAACTGTAGATTTATCTTAACTTGCAACCTCAAAAACAGAATCATTGAACCTCTACACTCCCGGTGTGGGGTATATGAGTTTAATACTCCCCGTAAGGACATGGGACAGTTGTGCGCTCAGTTTATGAGACGGTTAGAGTGGATCCTGGGGGAAGAAGGAGTTTCCTACGACCGATCTGTTGTTGCTAATATGATCCAGACACATGCCCCCGACTGGAGGCGAATTGTGGTTGAGTGTCAACGTCATAGTACTGTTGGTCTTAGTGACGATAGGGTTGTTATAAGCAACAATACAACCTATGACGTTTTGTTTGATCACCTTAAAGATAAGCAGTTCGCTAAGATGAGACAGTGGGTGGTTAATAACATCGATGTCGATACATCCACCATCTTTCGTGGCATATATGACCGAATGATGGATAGCGTTGAGCCGAATAGCGTTCCTCAGGTAGTTCTTATTCTAGCAGACTACCAATACAAGGCTGCATTCGTGGCTGATGCTGAACTCAATACCGTTGCTTGTTTAACTGAGCTGATGGTTAATGTGGAGATCAAATGACCGGTAAATTATCTCCGTTTGCCTTCCTCAATGAGATTAACACTGGCAAGAAGGATATAATGGTCGACGATATTGCAGAGGGACAGTATGTTCCCTTTGTGGTTAATCGAACCTTATCGTACTTCAAAGAGTGTGTTCTAATCGCAAATGAGATGAACATTCACCACCACCTAGATCACAAACTCCAGTTTGGCTTTTTGATAAATATAACTCGTAAACGCAAGCGTTTTACGAAGTGGTCCAAGCCCGAAGTGGATAGTGATTTGAGTGTAGTAAAAGAGTATTATGGATACAGCAATACAGATGCTAGTCAAGCTCTTTCTCTATTATCACCTGACCAAATAAAAACATTAAAAGATAAGGTGAATAAAGGTGGCAGAAGATAATCTTGTACAGTGGACTCCGGCACTCATGCTGGAAATTATACTAAGTGAACCAGACGATTTCCTCAAGGTGAAGGAGACCCTAACTAGGATAGGAGTAGCTTCCCGCAAGGACAATAAGCTGTTCCAGTCGTGTCATATCCTACACAAACAGGGTAGATACTTTATTGTTCACTTTAAAGAGCTATTCATCCTTGACGGGAAGAAGGCTAATCTGGAGCAGTCTGATTTAGACAGACGCAATACAATAGCGCAGTTGTTGGCCGATTGGGGCCTCGTGGACATATCTGCACCATCCCAGCTAGAAACATTTGCGCCGCTCCGACAGATTAAAATTATTTCCTTTAAGGAGAAGGATCAGTGGGAGCTGTGTCCTAAATATAATATTGGAAATAAATGACCCCAGAAGAACACTATAACAGAATGATGGAGATGTTTGGAGAAGGTATTCCTAACCCCGAACACCACCCAACGAAATTTCAGTACTATGTTAGATTGTATAAACATCTATACCATGGTACTGAAATTCAGGATGCGGATAACCGGTCCTGATAACCTTGCTTTTAATTAAGGAGGTAGATAATGTCTACAGCAAAAGCAATACCACAATTCCCACACCTTGTGGGTTTCGAGCAACTGTTCGAGCAAATAACTCGCCCGTCGAGGAAAGTGTGTTATCCACCACACAACATTGTTAAGGTCAACGATACCCAATATGCTATAGAACTAGCTGTGGCTGGTTTTGTTATGAAAGACCTAAACATTGAACTACACGATCACGTATTAATTATTACGGGAACTCCTAACGTAGAAAAATCTGTTGAATATATCTACAAGGGATTATCAACTCGCGCGTTCGTTAAGAAATTTGATATGGCCGACAACGTTGAAGTTGAAGGAGCTACCATTGCACACGGCATCTTAACCATAAACCTGAACGTGGTTAGTCCAAATACTAAATCGGTACAAATTAATATCAAGGAGGAGATATGATTAGGTATATTAAAAACGCTAGAAAACGTGACCTAGGATGGGACATCTTTTCCATAGCAATATTCGTAAGTATTCCATTCGCTATATCATATAGTCTTGGAGTCGGTATATACTGAGGTGGTAAATATCGAACACAATAAGGGGCCAATGAGCCCCTTTTCTTGTTGACATATCCTTAATAGACGCGTATAATATATTATTCACCCGTGAACTAAATTAATAGGCTCAAATTGGATTTTTACACTAGCGTTTCTCGTTACGGCAACAACTTACTATACAGAGGATATAAAGGAGGTCGGAAGGTATCCAAGCGGATAGCGTTCGAGCCTACTCTGTGGGTCAAGAATACAGAAGGTCGATTTAAAAATAGTGGTTGGACAACACTGGACAACGAGCCAGTGTCTCCCATGAAGTTTGACTCAATACGAGAAGCTGGAGACTTCACTAAGACTTACAAGGATGTTGGAGGCTTCAAGATATATGGTACAACCAACTTCGTTGACCAATACATAGCTAATCGTTTCCCAATAGACCTGAAGTTCGATAGGAATCTGATCAACGTGTCCACCATCGATATTGAGGTTTACTCTGACGAAGGTTTCCCACACCCCGAGCAGGCAGCTCATCCTGTAACGGCGATCTGTTTACATAACAATGTAGACAATCGATACTATGTGTGGGCTTTTGGAGAATATACAGTACACGATGATGATGTTAAGTTTTTCAAGCACGATACGGAGCTTGAAATGCTATTAGACTTCTTACGCTTCTGGAATGTGCCCGAGCATACGCCAGACGTCATAACAGGGTGGAACAGTAAAATATTTGATATGCCATACCTGATCAATAGAATGGTTAACCTGATGGGTGGCGACACTTTCAAGAGATTCTCTCCGTGGTTATCGGTTCAGCCTCGCTCGATTAAAATGATGATGAAAGAAGTGCAAGTGTATGAGATAGGCGGTATTGAGCAATTAGACTATCTTGATCTATTTAAGAAATTTGGTCTATCGTATGGCCAACAAGAGTCCTATCGACTAGATCATATAGCTCATGTGGTGCTCGGAGAGAATAAACTGTCATATGAAGAACAGGGAACTCTTCAAAATCTGTATAAAAATGATCACCAAAAATACATTGACTATAATATCCAGGACGTTAGGTTGGTCCAGCGCTTAGAAGAGAAGATGGGACTGATTACATTAGCCATGACCATGGCTTACCGCGGTGGTGTAAACTACTCACAAACATTTGGCACAACAGCTATATGGGATGCCATCATTCATAGACAACTACAAGAACGCAACATAGTTGTACCTCCTAGGAAGGAATCCATCAAGGTAAAATATCCTGGAGCATATGTAAAGGATCCACAGATTGGTATGCATAATTGGGTAGCATCGTTTGACCTAGCTTCCTTGTATCCCAACCTCATTATTCAATACAATATGAGTCCCGAAACACTACACGACGTGTTACCTGGAGTGAATGTTGATACGTTCTTGAATAATAGAGTAATTCCACCTGAGCTGTATAGAGAGGATTTGACTTTATCGGCTTCTGGGTTACGGTTTACCAACTCTAAGCAGGGAGTTATTCCAGCAATCGTCGAACAGTATTTTAATGAGCGAAAAGAAATTAAAGGAAGGATGATCAAGTGTAAGCAGGATTATGAAGAAGCGCCTTCTAAACGACTTGAGAACGAAATCAACTCTCTTGAGAACCAACAGATGTCTTTGAAGATTCTGATGAACAGTTTATACGGTGCTATGGGTAATGCTTATTTTAGATACTTTGATAGTAGAGTAGCGGAAGCTATTACTACATCTGGACAGCTATCTATTCGTTACGCTGAGAAAGCTATCAATAAAGAAATGAATAAGATCCTTCAGAGCGACAAAGACTATGTCATAGCTATCGACACCGATTCATTATACATTGACTTCAGTGGTTTGGTTAAACACATAAAGCCTCCAGATCCCGTTAAGTTTCTTGATAAGATCTGCCGCGAGCACTTTGAGGGAATACTCAAGAGCAATTATACTCACCTAGCGAAAGTTACTAGCTCTAGGACTAATCGTATGGAAATGGAACGAGAGGTTATAGCAGATAAGGCTATATGGGTCGCTAAAAAGCGATACATTCTTAATGTTCATAATAATGAGGGTGTCCAGTATGACGAGCCTAAGCTAAAGATTATGGGCATTGAGGCTATTAAGTCATCCACTCCGCAAGTGTGCCGCAGCAAGTTTAAGGAAGTGTTCAAGGTTATAATAAGCGGAAGCGAAAAGGAAACGCAGACATTTATTGCAGGTTTTAAGGCTGAACATAAACACCTGTCGGCCGAAGAAGTTTCGTTCCCTCGAGGTGTATCAGATGTGTCTAAGTGGTCGAATCAAGTTACCATATACAGTAAGGGTTGCCCAATCCATGTCAGAGGCGCATTGATATATAATCATGCTATCAAAGAGGCAAAGCTAGATAATCAATATGAGATTATTCATAATGGAGAGAAGATCAAGTTTGTTTATTTGAAGACGCCAAATCCAACTAAAGAGAATGTAATATCTTATCCGTTGAATCTCCCGAAAGAGCTTGACCTATGCAAATTTATAGACTATAATAAGATGTTTGCTAAGACCTTTGGTGATCCATTGGACAACATACTTAATGCTATCGGTTGGACATCTGGGCCGGTATCGAATCTGGACGCTTTCATGTAATGTATACACTGACTATATTTAAAAACCAATACGACAATCAAACTCATAGACAAATGGAACTTGAGTCATGGTCTCAGTTCGAGAAGATGTTATGTGGTCTGTCTCAAGAGCCTGGTCAGAAGGGTGGCAAGAACTCTTCACCTCTAATCAGCCCAGCTGCATATAATAGAGGTGATACTAGAGGCAATCGTTTTGTTACTAAATGGGGCGGGTGGGCAGCGATCGACGTTGACGAGTTCGTGTTTCATAATCCTTCCGGAGGGATTGCTATTGGAGATGATTTACAGAATGCTATTATCGATAAGGTGGGTGACCATTACTTCGTATGTTACAGCACAGCAAGTAGCACAATAGAGCATCCAAAGTTCCGCCTGGTGTTTCCTCTCCAGTGCGATGTAGATAAAGACGACATCCAACACTTATGGTTTGCTATGAATAGTGAGATAGAGGGGTTAGCTGACAAGCAGACTAAAGATTTGGCGAGGATGTTTTATGTGCCCGCGCAATACCCTGATGCTTATAACTTTTTCTTTAACCACATAGCCCCCGTTATTGATCCCGATGAGTTGATGCAGAAGTGGCCACACTCTGTTCAAACGGGAAACACTTTCATGGACCGACTGCCCGAATCTGTCCGCGGTCAAATGATTGAGTACCGCAAGGCTCAGATGCAGAATACAAACATATCGTGGACAACTTATAGTGACTGTCCGTTCTGGCCTCGCGCCTTAGCTAATCAATATAAGACCATCAGTGGGACTGGATGGTATCATGCTATGTACAAGATCATGGTGGCCATATCGTTCAATGCAATAGAACGCAATTACCCTATAACCGCTCGTGAGGTGGCCGAGATGTGTAAACAATTC